AAGTCATCGGTGCCAGAAACATCGAGACTGCTGTCGAAGATCTCGTCAAGGATGAGGAGGTTAGTGTTTGCACTGTTCTTCATCTTGGCGATGGTCCTCCAGGTGAATAGGAGTGCCAGATCAATTCTCATCTTTTCTCCCTCAGAGAATGAGGCGTATGAGAACTCGTCTCTGAATCTGGACTTGATAGTTTCTTCAAAGTTTTCATTCAACTCAAAAGAAACATAGAAGTCCAGTTCTTTGAGATAGCGATTGATCAACTGGTTCATGACAGGAAGATATCGTTTGATAATTCCTGCTTTGATCCCAGTGTCTTTCAACATGTTTGAAATGACATCAAAGTTATCACGGGATTTTTTCTTCCCAGATAGTTCCTTCTCAACTGTCATTCCATCACGGGCAAGTTCTTTTAGTTTCTCTTGCTCTCGCTTGATGTTTGCCCCGCCACCATTTGTTTGTTCAATAGACGCTTCAATTTTTTGTATAGCGTCTTGCTTCCATTGGATTTCCCGATTATGGGAAGAGACTTCGTTCTGAAGGTCTTGAACTTTCTTAAGAATACCTTGCTTCTCTTTGACTGAACTAGAGATATCATCGATTTTCTTTTGAAGGTCCAGGGAAGCGTTTTCTAATTCAGCAATAGACTGACTGATGTCAGTCTTCTTACTGTCTCTAAGTTCTTCAGTAATACTTTGCTTACAAGTGGGACACGTATCATTCTTATCGAAGAATTTATAATCGCGTTTAAAACTTTTATGCTTGTCTTGGAACTTAGATTCATAAACTCGCAGAGTAGCGAGTTCATCTTCTATTGTATCATACTTCTCCAGGTCACTTTGTAACTTGGAGCACATCTCAAGATCGGTGGTTACCAGTCCGTTGATGAATTGTATTTGTTCTTTGAGAGTGTCAATCTCCTTTGACCTCTGGACATTGTTAGCGGATGCCTGCTCCTTAAGATCTGCGATGAAACGCTGTTGCATTTCAACCTTCTCTCTAGCAATGTCAAACTTATACTCGTAGTCTCGAATAGAATCTTTGAGAGACTTAACTCGATCCTTGAGCAAAGTATTCATCGTAGAGAAGATCTTGATGTCAAGAAGATCTTCAATCACTTCTCTACGATTGGCAGGGGTTAGTTGCATGAATGGAACAAAGGTGGATGACCCGAGGATCACAACCTGCGTAAAGGACTTGTAGTTAAGTTTCAGTACGCTCTGTTCCAGATGCTTCTGTTGGTCAGCGGCAGATGCCTCTTGATTCTGCATCTTGCCATCGATGTAGATTTCAAATAGTCCAGGTTTAATTCCTCGACGAATTTTATATTCACGAGAACCAATACTAAACTCTACTTCGACTAGGCAATCCTTTTCGTTGACAGCATTGACCAGTTGTGGTTTGTTGATCTTACGAAAGGGTTTGTTGAATAGGGCAAAGCAGATAGCGTCCAGCATAGTGGACTTACCTGCTCCGTTCGATCCAACAATCAGAGTAGAAGGACTTCCGTCAAGACGGATTTCAGTGAATGCATTACCAGTAGAAAGAAAGTTCTTCCAACGGATTGACTTAAAGAGGATCATAAAGATAAAAAATTAATCTTCCCTAGGGGGTATCACTATATCATCAGGAGTAATGACATAGTATTCAAAACCGTGGCTCACACAAGCACGAATGACATCATCATCGTCCACTTCTACCACTGACATTTCTGGAAAGTCATCTGCTTCCAGAAGACCAGCATAGCGCACTGCGTCGTCTTTGTCAACAAAGAGGTACACAACCCTCTCGCCATCATCGTTGTGGGCAGCGTAGGCACCCTCTTCTTCCTGACCCGAGACAGCGAGAATATACATCAGACCAACTCCAGTGCTTCTACATACAACGACTTAAGAATATTCTTAAGGGAGTTCTTATCCGAGTGCTCCATGTCATCAACATACCTTTCAAGAATAGTTAAGGTATCTTCTTTCTCGATGTCAATCTCTTCGTTGAGGTCTTGTTCAAAGGAAGGATCTTCGATGATCTTTACTTCGTGGACACCAGCGGCATAGAGTTGACTTAAGAAGAAATCAAACTTACTAGAATCTGTTTTCTTCTCTACGACAATCTTGATGATCTTGTTGGAGTAATCCGAATACTTGAACTTAGAAATATTTACACTAGTTTCGTCGTAGTAGATCTTGTCATAGATCTCAAATGGATTACGGATGAACTCACGTTCTAGAGTGTCGGTGTCAAAGATGTGGAATCCACGGGGATCTTTGTAGTCGTTCCAGTAGATTTGATAGGGGTTTCCGAGGTAGTGGACGTTTCCTCTGGAAGATCGGTGATGGTAGTGACCAGACATGACCGATTGGAACTTCTGAAATAACTCGCCGCCCAAACCGTTTTCCATGATGTGTCCTCGATGAGCTTCAAATCCGTTGAGCTCAAGGTGCCCCATCGCACACTCGCAATTTGTTTTTTCAATAAGTTGGAAAGTTTTTTCAGCATTATTTTGGTTGATCCATGGAATAAACAAAATACCCAGTCCACCGATATTAACCTCAGTGGGTTCAGAGTATGTCTTAATATTATCATACTGCCCTAGCAGGTTGTCTAGGGTGTTGATCTCATTGGTGTCTTTGAAGTATGCAGTGTGGTTACCTACAACAGAGTAGATGTTCACACCCATCTCTTGAAGACGGTCGTAGTAGTTCTCTCGTGCCCATTGGATAGACCAGAGGTCAACGTTCCTACGATTGTCAAAGGTGTCTCCTAGATCGAGAACAACTTTGATCCCACGCTCTTCGAGTGTGGGGAAGAAAACTTCATTATAAAATTTCAAAAAGAAGTCGTGGAACACACGACTAGACTTACGAGCACCAAAGTGCTGGTCAGTGATAATAGCAACTTTCATCGGGCACGCATCAAGGGGGGCAGTTTACCTAGGATATCGATACCAAAGAAGTTCAGGGTCAAACGCTCTTTGGTTCCGAATGTCTGGACACCGTGGTGGGTCTTTCCAGAGAACAATACCAGTCTATTATACACGTTCTCAATCTTTACAGTTTCGATGTATTGATTGTGAACCGTGTCGTAGATCTCATCATACTCCTCCTGGGTTTTATCCAGAGTTCCAAGATACAACTGCTCCTTCGTAGCAATCTCATCTTTGGTCTGTACAGAGTATCCATCCTTAGTTCTATAGACGGATGTCCCTGTATCTGGTTCTGGATTCTTAGTCAGATAAATGATGCCACCGAAGTGAGTGTCAATGTCCTGGTGGATCCACCCACGGTTTTTCTTGTTCCACTTCTGCTCATGGAACGGCGCGATTTTTTGAAAGTGACATTGCAGTTTCCAATACTCTGGAGCAGTGTCGTGAAACAACAGGTGGATCTTTTCACCAACGTAATTGAACAACCTTTCGTTATCTACGTGCAGTTGTTTAGTACGTGACCCTGGCCAGTTGCCCGTTTCTGGAGGGTAGAATCTCATGCTATTTGCTGTCTCTACAATAGCATCTGGATCCTCAAAAAAATTATCAACAATAGTTACGGGATACATTACAGTTTACCACCAACAACACCATCATTAAGAACTCTACTGTTTTCATCTGCCCATCCCTCTTGTCTACCTTTAAGATAAAAACGGGTGCCAGAGATACACTGATCCTCAGTCAAAGCAGTTACCAATTCCTCACCATCTTTTGCTGCACTATGCCACAAACCATACTTGGTTTTATAGACACGGAAGCAATCATCAATCCATTTGTGTTCTGCGATTTCAGGATGCTCACTCATTTGATTCTAATCTCCACGTTTTCTTTAATCGTATTGTAGTCGGAAGAAGCGTCGTTGCTGTCAGTATGGAAGACCTGATCATAACCAGACTTGGTTAGAATCTTATTCTTGATCTCCAACTGCCTCTTCTCCTTCTGGATACGTCTCAGAAAAGCATAGTAGATGATCTGAGTGAAGTATGCAAACGGATTGCTGGACTTCTCTGGATTAAAGTTTTCGATGTATTGAACGCAGTTCTCAATTCCATCACAAATCATATCCTCTCTGAACATGTAGTTCACAAAGTTTGGTTTGTAAGAAAGATGAGTTGCAATCTTCAGAAAGCATTCGCCAATGTAGTTACTAATCGGAGGACGTGGTTCTCCCTTCTCCTTTGCGAGGGCACACTCCTTCTTGAACACAACCAGTGCGTCTAAAAAGTCTTTGTTATTGACGTAATGCTCTGAGGTTACTTTTCTTCTTACCATTCATTCCTGGTTTTCATCTGAAGTCATCTTACCAAAACATGTGCTCCCAGTCAAGGCTTGACAAACACTCATACCATCAGTAGAATATGAGTGTGCGAGTTCAGAAAGAAAGCTTTAGCTATTAAAGATATCTTCTAGTTTATTTCTAGCTTCTTCTACAGAGGATATTCTTCCTGATGCTTTTGTCACCGTATCCGCGTTGAGTTTCCTCAAGGACATAGCGTAGAACATTTGCACGTCTGCGTCTACTTCAACAATTGTGATGATCTTTTCTTTTGGAATAATAAAAACATCTTCTCTTGAGAACCTCATCCATGGAGTAACTTTAGCTCCAAGTTTATTTCCCATTGTCACCTCTTCAACTTCAATTGGATTCTCTACGATTACGTAGTCTCCATCTACATCTTCAATGTGACAAGCAACAGCAAGAATTTCTTCTCCAGACACTAGTTTTAATGCTGCAAGAAATTCTTGATCCATACTACTCTCTAATTTTGACATCAATAAATTCATAATTAAAGTTTTCTTCATTGTATATTTTTACCCTTTCAACTAAGTGGTTCAATGTGTAGTTCCTTTTACCACCTTTGCTAATGTCATCAGCAATGTCGTAAAGAACTGCTTTTCTTTTATTGGCACCTCTTCTGAGAACGCGCCCGATACTTTGTAAGTTTCTTACTTTTGATTTGGAGGGGGAGGCAAATACAACATTGTGTAGATTCCGAATGTTGATGCCTGTACTAAATGTTCCGTATGATGCGACGATAATAGCGTTAGATGTAGTCTCTGCGATTTGTCTTACTTTCTCGCGGTCTTCGACTTCAACTCCCCCGTGTACTAAGAAGACCAATCGATCTTCCCCTACTTTGTTATTTATCAGATCGAAAAGTGGCATCCCATGCCGTTCAACGTAGTTGAACAACACCAAGGTATTACCTTCCAGATCACAAACAAGATTCCGAATGAACTTATTCCTACCCTCATGCTCGACGAGGTAGTCCATCTCTTGTTGATAACTGTCAAAAGATTTTCCTTTGTGCTTCAACAAAAGAACCTTGATCTCAAATTCAGACAGATGTCCTTGTCTGATCAAACTCTCAGTCTTGGTTACTTTATTGACAGCACCAAACACCCCCTCAAGAACAAGGCGGTTAGTGTGTGTACCATCCAGAGTACCTGTGAACCCAACGCGGTATTTGCAGTCATGAAGTTTGTTCATGATATTGGTCAGAGACTTTGCCTTAAACAGGTGTGCCTCGTCTCCAATAACCGCGCCGAAGTCATTGAAGTAATTCTTCGGTAACTTGTAAATGCTTTGCCAAGTTGTAATCACCACATCCTTCTTGGACACTGGAGATTGACCACCATACACCTTATGGCAGTGGTGACTAGCATTCCATCCATACTCCTCGAAGTCTTTGTGCATCTGTTCCACCAAAGATGTGGTGGGGACAACGATCAAAGTCTTCAGATTTTTCTTCTCAAAGAATCTGGTAAGGGCATAGATCATTAATGACTTGCCAGAACCAGTAGGGGATAGGAGCAACTTGCGCTTGTGGCGAAGTGCTTCATAGATCCCCTTGTATTGATAGTCCCTAGGTTTAAAGGGAAGATTTAATGTCTTTACGAATTCTCCGACTCCTTCGGGTGTAACGAACTCATCCACTTCTGATGGAAGTCCGTAAAATTGGTTTTCCCGATATACGTATTCGTACCCCCGCTCTTCGCAAAACGAAGTAATGTAAGGGAGAAGACCAACATAAATCTCGCCTGTACCTGGGGAGAATAATTTGATTTTTCCATCCCAGAACCTCTTTCTGTAGGCAGACATGAACTTTGCTTGAGGCACATCGAAGGTGAACTCGTCCGCTAATTCATACTGTACGTGAGGTTCACATTCAATTCTAAGATAGACTTCGTTCTTCTTCTGAATGATAACGTTAGATTTCATATCCTTTCAAAAATTTGGCAAACTCAATCGCGTTCTTGATATGGAACGAACGATTGTTAATTGCCGTGAGAATGGTCTTGAGTGCCTCGACCATCTGGTTCAAATACTTTAACTTTAGGACTGCCTTTTGATATTCTCCGTCAGATTCAAGATAGATTGGAACGTCTTGTTTTAGGAGTTTGATGTGGAAAGGTTTTTCCGACTTCCCTGTGTAGTATTCCCACCGATCACGGTAGACTTGCTTTACGCTCAGTTCCTGTTGATCCCGAAGGGTTGAGAACGAGTTGTAAAGTCTTAAATATTTAGCGTGTAACTTTGGGATCGCTAGACTGTCATGATCTAATTTTTCATCATCTAATGCGGCGTCTTTCTGCCACATATCATCAAGGGTTTCAAGGTTCATACAAGCTTGCCGTTGCTGTCAGTGATTTCATATAAAGTATACTTGAAGTTTACCTCTGCTGTGAAGTAGTTGACATCTGTTGCAGAGGAATCAAACTCAAGTGTGGTTAATGATGTTGGGAAAATGTTGTAGAAGTTGATAACCGAGCAGACATTGTAGTTGCTGTTTAGAATTAGCAAACGAGCATCGCTCATTGTCTTCTCAAAGTTATCTACTCTACCTTTTTCGTCAACGGTTCCGATGTATTTTAAAAATTCATCTTGGTGTTTTGGATTGGTCAAACCTTTCAACCACTTGTAGATCTCGTAGTAGTTGTCCAGGTTTTCGTTGACCATGAAACGAAGGTTTAGATCACCGTAAGATAATTTATCTCCAGGGATTGAGTAATCGTTTACTGGGGTTTGTACATCTCTAACTCCAATGCTTACCTCTGGAATAGATGCCGATTGGCAGAAGTAATCGACATTGGGAGTTCTGCCGATAACAAACTTAAATCCAATGGGGGAAAGGAAGTTTTGATTCTGAGGGGCAAAGAGAACGGAATCGTATGCCATGGATTTGAGTAGAGATCACTAGCTATTTATTTGCATTAAAAAGAGGGGTCCGAAGACCCCCCTCACTTCCTTCACACGGATGTGAATATTATATCACATCAGGTTCTTGACGCGAACACGGCGATAGTAAGCGTTAGCACCAATGTTGGAGCTGTGCTGTGGATCGCTGTTGGTCAGTGCAGTCAGACCCTTAGCAAATGGGTTCAGGACCATGCCGTAGCGGGTCTTGAAGCCAATGCGTGGCTGGAAGGTGTCTTGACCGATTGCACGGTACATCTGCAGAGGTACATATGGGCAATAGAACAGACCTGCGTCATAAGCATTGCTGCCCTTGTAACCAACGACATAATACTGATCGCTGGAAACGTTTGCCGAATATGGGTCGATGTAGACCTTGAAGCGACCGTTCAGGGTGCCGACGAAGGTGTTACCAGTGTCATCGACTTCGCCCAGACCACCAACAGCACCATTGATGCCGCTGCTGTAATCCAGAACGCCTGCCATTGCGAGTGCAGAAGCTACGTCAGCAGAAGTGATGATGACGTTGCCCTTCCCTCTACGAGTTTCTTGTGCGATTGCGTTAGCGTCGCGCTCGATTTGGAACAGGAGACCTTTGAACTTCTCAACCGACCAACGACCGTTGGAATCGAGGTCAAGGTCGAATACACCGTTGTTTGCAACGTTTGCCTGAGCACCAGGCTTAGCGCCACGGTATACAGTACGAACGACTTCGCGGTTGATCTCAGCGAGGATCTCGGTGGACAGAATGTTCGCCAGCTCGCTTTCAGCATCAAGACCATGGATTGCCTTGAGGTCTTGTGCCAGTTCGACCGAGTAGTCAGCTCTCAGAGCACGACCTTTTGCTTCAACAGCAATACGGTCGATCGAGAATGCCATCTCGTTGAACTCGCTACCAGCGTCACCAGCAGCTTCCAGGTTGGAAGTGGTGAGCTTAGAGGATGCGAGATCGTAGTTACCTTCGGTTGTACCACCACCAGTCGCATCGTTGATGAGACCTGGGTTCTTCTCGGTGGTTGGGGTTGTGGTTGCGCCCAGAGTACCAGAGAACTGTGCGTCTGCTTCGTCGAAGAATGCTTCTGCGCCAGCCTGGTTGGTGTACTGAGAACGCATTGCGAAGATCAGACCCGTAGGACCTGTCATTGGCTGAACACCTGCGATGTCATAAGCAATCAGCTTAGGCATCGAACGGCGGATCAGGCTGATCAGGATAGGATCGAAACCGTCAATAGCGCCCGCACCAGTGGTTTGGGTGTTGATAGGACCAACGTTGGTTGGTGCCTCGGTGAGGATACCACGCTCTTCGCGGATAGCTCTCTCTTGGTTTTCCAGGAGGATAGCGGTGACAGCCTTACGATAGTTGTCCTTGATTTCAGGAAGACCATCATGGTTAAGGACTGGCGACCACTTCTCTTGGAGGTTTTCTGCATTAAACATGCGTTTACTCCGTTTGTTGTTTTAAGTGGGTTACAGTGTTATCAGATTCTCTTAGCAAGTGCGGCAACATAGGATGCCATGCTTTCACTAACAGTCTCTACTTTAGCTGGTTCGTCAGAAGAAATTTCTTCCGCGACTTCTACCTTGGGGTTGCCAAAGTAGGACTCTTTGATCTGAACCAGTTTCTCACGATACGACTCTTCAGTTTTGAACTCAACTGCTTCTGCGAGGGAGGTGAACTTGTCCTTTTGGGTCTCAGCAAGACCACGGGACAGTTCGCTCAAAATCTCATTTCTCTTATAGGTGCTAACTCTCTCATGCAGTTGGATGTTCTTCTCAACTTGCTCGTTGAGTCGGGTCTCCATGTCATCTAATTTTTCGTTCATTTCAGCAACGAGATCAAGTTGCTCGTCGGGAACATTGATATTGCTTTCAATGAACAAGCTTCTGAGACCTGCCATAAACCCTTCTGCGATTTCGGCGCGGAGACCTTGCTCAACAGCAAGTTCGTTCTCCGACATCCACTCTTCGCAAGCGTAGTTCAGGAAGTTCTCGACACGACCAGCAAACTCTTCTTTGATCGATTCGATCTCTTCGACGAGTTTTGCTTCGGTCGATTCCTTGATAGCAGCAACCTTTTCAGAAACCTTAGCAGATACAGCGGCTTCAAAAACGGTCTTTGCTTTGTCTTGGAATTCTTCAGAAAGATCAGCGCCAGCAAGAACTGCGGCGATGTCTTCTTCTGCTACTACCTCACCCTCAGTCTCGACCTCATCAAAGATCTTGGCAGACAGAGCACCAGGCATAGCAGAGGAAGCGCCGCTAGGCTTGGTCTTTAAGGTAGAATCTTTTGTAGCAGTCACAGGAGCAGCAGCCTTCGCACCAGGGTTATCAGTACCTTCTGGTTTCTCTTTGCTATTGCTTGCAACTTCGGTTCCGTCATTTTTCAGATCGGACTTTTGAGGAGGAACAGCGCCTTTCTTGATGGCAGCATCGCCAGTGGCAGCTTCTTCCTCAACAACTTCTTCTTCAACCGCAGTGCTTTCTGCGATCAATTTCTGAAATTTTTCATCAATAGTAGACATTAGTGTGCTCCTACGGGATAATTAGACTGCGGTGTAATTTCTATATTTATTTATAAATCACAAATTTCTGAGGAAGAAGTCAAATGCGCGGATTTTTCTCTCCATCAGTTCCTCACGTGAGGGTGCGGTATCAAGCGCCTGCTTGATTTGTTCGATGTGGACTTCCTTGAAGCGATTGTTCTCCATGACCCATTCTCTTCCTTCGTAGATTCCCTCAACAAAAGCATCGGGCGCGGAAGGATCTGCTACGATATCTGCAGCAGTAGCAAGAATAAAGTCATCGGCAACAACAGAAGAAGTTCCTTCACGTTTGATGGAACCTAAGCCTCTGGAAGATACACCGAGTTGTACCCCTTCCTCAAGTAAGTTCTTTGCGATCTTACCCATAGGGGTTTCAAGAAGTTTCGCCTTACCAATGAAGTTATTACCTTCTGGGTAAAGTTCCACAATCTTGTGAGACACACGATCAAGATTGATGGTTGGACCATCAGGATGACCAAGTTCACCAAGGGCACGTCCGCGCTTGACGAACTCCTCGTTGTACTTGTTTACCTCACGCGCCATGGTATCGTACTTGTACATACGACCATTGCGGTTGGTGATCTCAGTTTGAAGGAAGATCCCTTTGATATAGGTATCTTTCTTACCGTCGCTTTCTTCGGTAAGAATCTCAATATCTTCAATCTGTTCCGTGATCAGTTTCATCTGTTTCCTCTTGATCGGTTACTTCAGTCTCAGTCTCTGCTGTTGTTTCCTCCTCATCCTCAACTTCGGGTTCGCCTTCGTCGGGGACATGTGGGAACATCTTTGCAGCAACTGCTTGTTTAGAAGCGTCAACTGCCATAGCAGCTTTCACTTGTAACATGTCTTTGAGTTTCTCAAGCGCATCCGCTTGATCATTATCCCAAAGCAAATCAACGATTTCTCGCTCTTGTGTTGCCATAATGTTAAGATGTCTGTAATTTATTTAGTACCGTTACCGTTTTGAGGTTG